TTTGTTCTTCTTGCTTAACTTGCTGAGCAGCAACTTGTATTATAGTAGGATCTTGCACTACTACACCAGCGTATAAAAGTATTCTATTTATAACGTTAGTTTGCTCAGAAGTGTTTAGTTCAAAGTTTTGGGAGTTTGTAGTCGTAAACTCATAATAACCATTGCTTGATGTAAAGTTCCAAATAACGTTTTTAGGTTTTCTAAGAAAAGTTGCTTCTACGTTGGTTTCTATTGTTGGAGGTTTTATATCCAGCTTACCGCTTTCATAAAGATATACTGGAAAGTTTTCGCTAGGAAGAGTTAAATCTGATTTATCTATATTATAAAACTCAACTCTTTGAAGTCTTTGAATTTCTATATCATTAAAAGTAACAGTACCTAGTCTGTAAAAAGAAAATTCATTAGCGCTCGGGTTACCATCATAGTTTATAGTAGTGCTTGTTAAATCATCGGTTAACGGCAAGCTAAACAAGTTAGTGCCGTAACCACAAGAACCTATACATTTGAATATAGATATTTTGTCATCTATATCAGTCTGCCTATTACTATAGTCAAAATCTGCTTGTGGTACACGTAGCTGCTGATTTAAGTCGTCGAAATATTGTTCAAATATATCAAGCTGAACTTTTGTAGCCGTTTTATTAAACTCATCTGGAGTCATGTAGCCACGTTGTTCTTTGTTCAATATCAGCAAAACGGTCTTATATACTTTATCTACGTTTATAGCCATTTTGTTTTATTTATTCAGAAAAGTTAGTAAAAATTAATCTAGATTTTGATCTTTCTAATTTGTCTATTTTTTCTATTAATAATCTTTGTAGTAAGTTTGGATTTGTTTTTTCTCTATTAGCTAATATAGCGTAAACCATACAAGCGTATAAAGCTTCTTCAGCTAGCTTTGGGATAGCAGCAGATTCATCCGTCGTAAGAGCGTTTGATAAATACGTTAACTTAAAATCACCATAATTCGAGTTAGAAACACTAAAATACATAATCTTGTATTCGTAATCTATTGAAAAATTATTAGGTCCTGGATCTTCATAAGTTCCTGGTGTTACTGGATCATATTTTACTTGAGTAAAAACCTCAAATGGATCTCCTGGGTTTGGCTTAGCACCTACCTCAATTGTAGTTACAAAGTCTTTTGGCAGGTTAAGTTGATTTGAAGACGGCATTGCTGTATCTTCTATTGTAAACTTACTTTTTAAAGTTTCATAAGCAAACTCTTGCAGACAACGCCTAGCATGGAATATTACTTCTGTTCTTTTTGAATCTGGAATAAGTTTACCAGGCCCAGTATATGATATTATAAAGTTATTTATTATATCATTCAGTGTTATAAAGGCTGTTGTTGTTTTTGTATCTGTTACTGCCATGTTTATTATTTTTGATCGTTAACGTTTATTTGTTGTTCTTTATTATTAGCTAAAGACATAACAAACTGATCTTTAGTCATTACACCTGCGTAACCTAGTATTTTATCTATCAACAATGGTTGATCAGATTTATGTATCTGAAAGTCTTGAGAATCTAACTCATTGTATACATAATGCCCTAGTTCAGTATCTACGTCAAACCCCCACTTAGGGTCAGCTGGAAAGAATAGGTAATTCAATTGAACAACATTGGGTCCATCTGGTATAGAATCTGGGTACAACGTTATCTTATTTCCTTCGTATATGTATACTGGGTAGAAAGATGTAGGAGCTGTTAAAGGAGATTGATTAGTTGTAAATAGCTCGTATTGTTGTATTCTTTGAGCCTCTCTACCTGGCACTCCCCCGATAGGGCTGTTGTATATAACAGAACCTAATTCTTGAACAGATTCTGTAGGTATAGCTACGTTGTTAGTTAACGCAACGTTTTCATTTTTTTTAAATATAGATATTTTTTCATCTAACAAAGCCATCCTATCAGCGTAAGCTAATGAAGTTTGAGGCATGCCAAGTAATTGATTTAAATCATCAAAGTACTGAGTAAAAATTTCTTGCTGCGCTTGAGTAGCTATTTTGTTAAATTCATTTGGCGTTAAAACACCTCTTTTTTCTTGTTCTAGAACAACTAGAACAGCTTTATAAACTGAGTTTATGTTTATAGCCATTTTTACTTTTTTTAGGTTATTTACTAAAATATAGCCGACCGCTTTTAACAGCCGGCTTATATTGATTATTACATGTTATATGAACTTTTTCTCTATAGATTTAAAAATTTCTAATCCTTCATCTGTCTTAAAGAAAGCTGCCATAGCTGAATATGGGTGCTCATCAAAAGGAACAGTCATAAGTTTCTTACCATTAGAAGCCCAAACAAAAGTTCTTTGATCTGCTGATAGCTTTATTATACCTGCTTCAGTTGCTTTAATAGCAAAGTTTCTTAATTGTACATTTTCATCATTAGCTAGATCAATAAATAAATCTGGATTATTCTTAGCGAACATAAGAAGATCTCTTTTTATTTCTCTACTAGTCATCTTAGATACTTCAGAACCTACTTCTACTCTTAATATGGCCTCTGCTTGATCAATATCCATGGATTTAGCTGCATTTAAAGCTTCAATCTCCATTTCTAAATAAATTAGATCGTCAGTCGCTTTTTCCACCTTACTAAACTCATAATACTTAACGTTTAGAGAAGGATGATAAATAGATAATAGTTTCTGTAAATTTTGTTTTTGTTTAGGTACAAATAAAGTACCATTTTTAAATATCACGTGACCAAGTGTTGCTTCACCTTTTTGTTTTTCTACAAGTGGTGAATTTTGATTGGTTGCGTATCTTAATTCTTTTTGCTCCCCGGTTTTTTCATCGAACCACAACAAAGGAAATCTACCAGAATGTCTTGATGGTAGAGTAGCTGTTAATGGAGTGTATGAACCTTTTAAAATATAAGTTCTATCTTTAATCTCCCATTTTGGTTCAGCGGGTGCTTGTTTTGTTTTTATAGGCTGAGGTGCAACCTCTGCTTTTGCTACTGCTTTTTTAGCTTGATTTGCCATAATATAATAAAATAAAAATGTTAATAAAAGTAATAATTACCCCCGTCAACACAACGAGGGTAAGAATTACAGTAATTTACTCTTGTATTAGTCAGTAAACAATACGAAGTTGTTTGCTGCTTGTACACATAAACATCTTTCAGATAAGAAGTGTACTTCCATTGCGTCAAGATCAGAAGTGTAAGCTCCACCAACAGATCCAGTTAACCAAGACTTCATACGTCTGTCATCACTTTGAGATGCTCTATAACGTACGTGTAAGAATGGTCTTCTGATGTTAGTTCCTAAAATTTGATCATAAACTGTAGAAGTTCCAGCTGGTACTAAGATACCTTCGATACCCGCGTCAGCAACAGCTCCTCTTGTAGATGCATCGTTTAAGTATTTCCAGTCAGTTTTGTAGAAGTCGTAAGAACCTCTTCTAAATCCTGAGAAACCTAAATTTAATGCCATATCCTCTGAGTTTTCAAATAACCCATAAGCAACACCACCGTTTGGTCCAGCAGATACTCCACCTAACATGTTGTCAATAGTTAAAGAAAGTTGACGATTAACAAATAACATATTTTCTTCAATTGCTCCTTGAGTATCTAAGTTTTTAAGAATCTCGTCAAAGTCAGTTAAATCTCCAGCAGCAGGTGCAAATCCAGAATAAATATTACCTCTTGATTTTACAGCAGCAAATAAACCTTCAGTTCCTTTGTACTTAACATCTCCAGCGATAGCAGCAACACCAGATCCGGCAGCAGCTTTAGTTCCTTCAACTACAGACATCTCTAAGTAATCTTCAAAACGTAGTCTAGTTTCAGACTCAGCTTTTAAATACCATAAATATCCTCCAGTTCCATCTTCAGTAGCAACTTCAACCCATCCAATCTGAGCAGCGTCAGATCCAGAGATAGCGTACTTGTCCTTAATGATGATAGGTGAGTTAGAGAACTGAGTAAAAGAAGGAGTAATTGACTTTATGTCAGAGTCTCCAGTTCCTTTTTGAAACTCAGAACCATATACAAAGATTTTTAAATCTGTGTCTCCTACAGTAAAAGTAGCTGCAAGATCGGCTCCAGTATAAGTAGCAACTGTAAGAGTAGCTAAAGTACCAGCTCCGTTGTTAACGCTATCTACCACTAATGCAGTTACTTCTAATCCGTTTGCAGGATCTAAAACTACGATAGTATCATTTTTAGATATAACATTGTTTACTTGAGATGTTCCACCAGTTACAAATGTTAAAGTAGTTGCTGTAGCAGCAGTTACTGCATCATAAGCGATGTGTAATCTATTTTGCTCAGACCATACTACTTGGTCAGAAGTCATAGGCATTTCAGCACCTACCATACGTAAGAATCCAGATAACGTTCTGTTTCCGTAACGCTCTACTTCTTGTTCATAAATTTCAGGTAGATATTGTTGTGCAAAATCGTTTCCTGATCCATCTGTAAAACTTAAATAGTTGTCAGACAGTAATTGTTGTTTTTGACTCGGTTTAATTGAACCGAATGCGTTGTTTAATGCCATTTTTAAATGATTTTAAATGTTAAATTTTTATTTTTTTTATTTTTAATTTTGACGAACTTAGAGCACCTTCATTTAACACCTTTACCTTGATACCATCTTTAAACCCTGTTTGAGGCGATTGCCTTAGAGCTTGACTTGGATTTTTTGAACTGTCTATAACTTGTTTGACAGCGTCAGCTTTTCCTTGTTCATAAAAATGATTAGCAATAGTATCGACATTAGCAGCGGCGTACATTGCCTTATGATAACCCGCTGGGTCTTTAACACTACCATCTTTATTAAGGAACTTCCCTACGATGTTACTAATGTTTGACTGGGTTTCTGCAACTTTACTAGGATCTTTTACACCATACCTGAATTTCTTTTCTCCCAAATTGAAATCAAAACCTTTGAAATCTTGTGAGAATAGTTTTTTAGTTTGGTTTTTAAATAACTCGTGTTGTTGCTCGGCTTTGCCTTGCTCTTCGTTGTATCTATTGAAAAAATCCACAGCTTTTCTTTGTTCTTGAGTTACGCCCGGTCTCAACTTGATCTCGTCGTAGTACTTACTCTTTGTTTCCTCCAAAAAACTTTTGGCTTTTGCAATTTCTTCTTTAAATGCAAGTTTCTTCTTGCGTATGTCTCTTTCTTCGTCTAAATCTTCATCATATGAAAAATCCTCAAGTAAGAGACTTAAATCCTCATTGTCTAAATAAGGCTTTGTTTTTTTGTAATACTCTTTAAGTAATGTGTCGTTATCAATATTAGAATAATCAGCATTAAGTCTAACATAGTCGTTAATCGTACCACCAGTCTCTTCCATAAAAGAAACTAGCTTTTCTATATTTTCTGGTAAATTAACTCCAACGCTTTCTTCTACAATAGCTTGTTCTAATTGTTCTTCTAAAACCTCTGCTTCGTCTTGTGCGGTTTCATCAGTAACCTCTTGTATGGTGGGTGTATCTTCTTGAGCAACTTCTTGCTCTTGTTTAATTTCTTCTTCAACAACCTGTTCAACAACCGGTTCTTTGATTTCTACTTTAGTAACCTCTTGTTCTTCAGCTTTGTTTTCAACCGCTGCAGATAAATCTACTTTTATAGGTCCATCTTGTTTTTTGCCTAAATTCTTAGGCTTTGTTTTTTTACCTTTTAAGGAAAATTCTCCCTCTTGTTTTTCTTGTGACATAATATAATATAATTAAATAGTTAATGTTTGCTTTTGTATAAAGCTAAACTACTGCATACCAAAGCCACTTAGATCATCAAACGCAGATGATTCAAAGTCTTTAGGTAGCTCATCATTTTGTCTTTGAGCTATCATTTTTGATTGTTGTGTAGCTTGTATTCTTGTTCTTTCGTCTTTACGATCTTCTATTTCAACTTCTCTACTTTTTTCAGCATCGACCTTTATTCTAGCTAACTGAAACTGATAGTTAAATTCTTCAGCCATTAGTTGCTTTTTTATTTGAGCTTCAGTTTGCATGCGTTGTATCTCAAACTGAGATTTTGCTTGCTCTATATTTACTTTTTCTTGAGTAAGAGCTTGTTGTTTTTGAACCTCAGCCATAGCGGCTTTTTCAGCAGACTGTGCATTTGCTTGCGCTTGTGCTTGTATATTTGCTTGTTGGTCAGCCATTTTTTGTTGATGACGTTTCTTTTTCTTTAGCTTCAACAACTGATTAGCCATTTTTAAATTTCTAACCTGTCTTATATCTATAATATCATCAAGGTCTACACTTCCAGTTTGTAATGCTACTTGTAGATTTTGCTCTAGCTTAGCTTTTTCTTCTTCATCTGGCTCTAGTTCTAAGTATATACCGAAATCGTGTAGATTTAAGTTTTCAATTTCACTAAGTGTTTGAAAGTTATAGTTAGATATACTTTGCTTTAACGAGTTAGCTGTTAATGGGTATGATAAAGAATCTGCTATTTTTAAAGAAATATTTTCGCATACTCTTAAAGTTAAAAACAACTGAGCTTGCATCAAGTGCCTTGTTGCTGTGTTAGACGCGTTGACTGCCATTTTTTGTAAACCTAACAAAGAGTCTTTATCTGGTGTAGAACCATCTCTCGCTTCATTCAAACCAGTTACATCTCTTATCATCTGTAAGTAGTACTGGTAAGTACCTATTAAACTTTGTATTTTAGCTTGACCCGATGATGACGATAGTTCTTGAATAGGAACTTTACCTGAATTCATACCTCCGTCTTGCGTGAGTGATCTACCTACAACACTACCAGTTTGAAAATACATATTAAGAGCTTCTGCAGGATTGTAGCTTGTACCATTACCTAAATCAACTTCAGCTAAACCATCCATATCTAAGAACACACCGTCTGGTACTATTCTAGACATTACTTGCTGTAGCTTTAAATGAGTTAACTGAATCATATCAGCAAAACCAGTTATTCTACTTACTATAGACTCTATTCTACCTTTGTAAATTCTAGGCGCACATATAGAGTAATTCATTTCTACTTTTGTCGTGTCAGCAAAAGGTCTAGACATATTCTCAGCAAGCTTCCACTCAAGCATGTGATTGTTACCTAAAACCTTGGCTCCAGTGTATAAGACCTCTATACTTCTGCTTACTCTTTCAAAGTTGTCATTAGAAGGTGGATCAAAGCTATCTGTTTTCTCTATAGCTTTCTCTAATCCATTATCTGTTGTTTTTATCTTAAACACTTGATTCATGTAAGTCTTGTATTCAAAATACATAACCTGAACAGTGTTTGAATCATAATTACCCCAACCCGTTATATACTGAGAATTACCTGGCATTTTTTGTATAGCCTCTAATTCGTCTTCAGATATGTCTGGAAATTGTTTTTTTAATTCAGATATAGTTATAGATTTAACTTCACCAACATAATATATGTCATCAAAATTAGGATCTTCAGTGTATGAATAAACCATATAAGCTGGATCAACGTAATCAATAGTTACTCCGTTTGATGGGTTGAAACCTGTTTTCACTGCAGCAATACCTAGTACTGTTAAATCGTGATTTAACCTACGTCTAATTAAGTTATACTTATTTCTTGCTAAAGTATTATTTATTACTTCTTCTTCAGCTACCTCAACACCTTGCTTATAAGATAGTTGCATGTGTAATTCTAACTCTTCAAGAGTAGATGGTAATTCTTCTTGCTTTAAGTTTGATCTTGAAAAATCTGCTCCAGTATTTTCTTTTGCTTGTTGTATCAAATCTTGAGCAACCATATCTGCCGCTATTTCGTTAGCATGATCGGTTCTTTTCTTTTGACTTTCAGGGTCTTGTGCGTAAGCAACTATATCGTATTCTTTATTAGACATACCATTAACGACAATATCTACGAATTTAGGTATAACTGGCACTGGTTTCCAATCTAAATTTAAATAAGATAAATCACCGTTTATAGATAATTCATCTTTATATTTAGCTATTGACTGCTCGCCTCTAGAATATAATCTAAGTTGATGGTAATTGCTGTAGCTTTGAGCGTATCTATTACCGGAACGACCTTCTTGAAACCACTCTCATTCAATAGCTCTAGCTACTTGAATACCATAATCTAAGCTTGCTTTAACTTCGTCGCTAACTACTTGGCTAGGAAAAGAGCTATTACCATTGGTGTATACTTTCATTTATCTTATAATTTTTGACGACGTTCCCTTATTGTTGTATCGCTTTATACCTAAATCTATTTTTTTATGCTCTCTTTTAGCTACAGGCGTATACCTATTTTTATTACAAGCCATTATAGCTAACCCTGAACTTATAGATGCATCGTGTTTTGTTCTGTTGTTTATATTAAATTTAGCCCAGTCTTCTAGTGTTCTTTGAAAATACATACTTCCAAAACCGTTAGGTGTATTACCCACATTTTCCTCTATGTATGTTTCTATAGCTGCTGCATGAGCTTGTTTTATATCTTCACTTGAATTTGGTATACCTCCAATTTCTCTTTCAGTTAAAGATAATTTATTATATATTTTATCTGGCCTGTTCATTGAGAAACCTCTATAACCTCTTCTTTTGAAATGATACAATAACCTAGGTTTGTTATTCTCTGCTAGTATTGGCATACCATAAAATACGCAAGCCATTAACACATCTTCAAAAAACATTTCAGCAGTTTGAGGTCTAGCTATATATTCTAAAAAAAACACATTAGGTGGTACGTTCTCCATAGAGAACTTTGTTAAGCCGTGTAAAGATCCGTTAGAACCTCTTTTGTCAACTGTACCTGATATGTCATAGCTATCACAACCAAAAGCACCACAGTGTTCATTACCAGGGTGTTTAATACCGTTTTTTAATACTATTTTATTTTGTAACTCAATTTGTGGAACCCAAGATATTCTAAATCTACCATCTTTGTTTGGGTAAAATAAAACCCTAGTATCTTTTATACCGTTTTCCCACATAAAGCTACCTGTTGTTATGGTAGATGTATTTTGTAAATCAGCGTTATAATCTATTTGTTCGTATATTTTAGTTAGATTAAACAGAGACTCTTTAGCTTCATCCCTAAAAGCGTGTTCTTCTGTACGAGGAAATTGTCTGTAGTATTCGTTTAATCCATCTTGATCATCTTTCAAACCATCAACTTCGTTTTGCCAATGATCTATAACGCCTTGATCTATAATATCACCTAAAGGATCTAAAACTTCCTCATTTGGTGTGTCGAATACAGGTATTCCATAAGAATCAATAAATCCTTCGTAGTTCCATTCCATAGGTATGAACAAAGAATATAGTCCCGAGCTAGTCTGTCCGTTGCGGTTTCTTTTTGTTGCATCAGAATCATAATATAACTTTTTAAAATTCTCACCACCTTTATCTAAAGCGTTTGATGTTGATCCCATCATACACTTACCTATAACTCTAGAACCTAATCTCAAACAAGTTTTTGTAACTCTCCAGTTATTTAATATATTTGTAGGTCTTTCCCATTTACCACTCTCATCGTGCACTAATAGCTTTAATTTTTCACCATCGTATGAGTTGTCCCCGGTATTCTTCCAGTCGATCGTTGTGTCGAGCCCGGTGATCTCTTGTAGTTTTTCGTTTGTATCAAGCTTCTTTCTCGTAAATTTTGACGCGGGTACTCTGTACGCGAGTTCTGTCTTCGGCCTATCCATACCGTCCTGGATTGGTTTGAAGAAGAAGGGGTAATTAACTGAGATGGGTACGACCTTATCAGTAAACATCTTTTTGGCGTCTGGCCCGGACTTTGATAAAATGCCAAATCTTGAATCGGTAGATATTGTTGCCTGGTTAACCGTCTCGCCTGATGCCATGAAAGAGAAACCTGATCGTCTGTTTTTAAGATAACACATTCCGTAACACCGTACATCTGCCTTACAAGCTTCCCAGAATATAAAGAATAATCTGTTTGACTCCCTAAAGTCTGGCTGCCCAACATCAATCTTGGACCACTGCAAGTACATGTAATGAGTACCAGTAATGTAGCAAGGAGCATCTTTGTTATAAAACCAAAAACCTTCTTCACGCCTTTTAAATTCTTTATCGATGTAATCATACCATTCTTCTTTGAACTGTAAAGGGAGTTCGTCCCAATCAAATACTGATTTTATTTTTGAAAGTTCTTTTGGATACTTAGTATGTCTCCATTTGTTTCCTTCAAATTTCACAGCATCATCTTCTTTTGGTAAAGCGATTTTAATGTTCTGTATTTCGTATATATCACCTATTTTACCAGTTTTACTGATAACAATTATATCAAACTCTTTATTATAGCCGTATTCCCACTTGTTATATCTATTTTTTTTATTTATAACTTTAGGTTTAATATAATCGGGTAGTATTTTATATAGTGATTGCTCGTACATTACTTAGATCTTCCTTCTGCAAAACCTTTAAAAGTTTTCTCTTTCTTTTCTACAGGTTTTTCGTTAAGTATGTTTTCTTCGTCCTCAATACGTTTTAGAATCTCAAAAGCATCAAAAATAGCTAACTTTTTCGTAGCAGCAGCATTTTTAAGGCGGTCAGCAGATATATCATCATCAGAATCAACAATAGCTTCTTTAGCTACTTTTATTAATTCCTCAACTGCTTTTTGCCCAGCTAGGATTATATTCTTCTTCGTCTCCTTTATATTCATATTTAATTACAATATCATTTGATTTCATACAGTATAAACGTTCTCCGTCAATTATAAATTCAAACTCACCATATGGAGTATAACCTATTAGGTCACCAGGAACGATTTTAACAGCTTCTAAGGAACTATTACCATATTTTAGTATTCCTATAAGCTTTCTCTCTTTATCCAGCGTTAGATCGTTTTTATCTAACAATGGTTTTACGAAACATCTATCTCGAAAAGATTTCCAAGCATTACCATTATTATATAGGTATATTTGGTCAGGTGAGCAAAAGTACAGATCGTCTACAAACTTAGATCTACTGTCTTTTCTTTTACCTCTAATATCAAAAAAGCTTCTAAAGACGTTGTGATGTATAATAACTATATCACCTTCTTTAATTAACGTAGAATACGCTGATGGAGTAGAAACTACCACAGCTCTATTGCTAACAGCTTTAAAATCTTCAGTGTTACTATTAGTTATAAGGCTTTTGTCACCTATTTTAATTTCGTTGTCGTATCTTTTATTTGTTGGTCTTACAATAAAGTCAAATAAACTCTTCATCAGTATTCTAAATCATATTCAACAGATATAGCCATGTTAGAATTAAACTTCTTCCATGGCATTACCTCGTCTTTCTTTTTTATATAGATACTGTAAGAGTTATCGTCTTCGGAGTATAATATAGCTGATATAGTATGACCTCCATAAACTTGTTGACCTACAGCATAATGCATTGCATCATTTTTGTAATCAGAACCTATACTTATTTTTCTAACTACAGAGCTCATTAGTTGATTGATTTAACAACTGACAATTCAGTATCATCTTTTTCTTCAATGGAAGTATAACTACCATCTGTAATATCAATATTAATAGCTCCGTATTCATCTTCAAGCTCTTTTTTAGTGATATTTATTTCTTGAGAAATAGCAGCTTGAGCGTGTAAAGCTTCGTGCTTGCGTGATTCTAAAGCACCTATATCCGTTAATATAGCTTGAAGTTTACTCTGTTGACTTTGAATTTTTTCTAATTGTTCTTTTTTAATTTTTGACATTTTGATTTGATTTAATTAGTTTTATTTTTACTTAATTTTATTATCACTTGATTTTTTATTTTTTTCCCAAGTACGACCAACAAAGTAAGCACCATATACTGTTATCAGTAAAGACTGAAATATTGGCGTATAAGATTCATCTACTTTAAAGCTACCTATATTACCATCTGCAAAAGATAAAACACTAAATATAAATGTTAAATATATTAAAACCATAGGTCTTATATTCTTAGACAACCAGCTATCACTTTGCATGTCAGCTTTCCAACGGTCAGTAACTTGAGCCTGAGCTTCACTATCAGCTTTTTCTAATATTTCTTGTATTAATCTTTGAGCCTCTAGTTTCTCTTCTTTAGTTGTAGTAAGTTTATCAATAACGTTACCAACCTCTTTTATTACTCCTCCGGTAAGCCATTGAAATAATTTTTTCATTTAATTGATTCGTTTATAGCTTGAGCGAGAGTTCTTTTATCTTTTTTAATTTTTTTTCCAGCAGAATAAGAAACTGAACCACCACTTTTATCCGTCAAAGTGTATTCGTTAAACTTACCTTTTTTAGGTGTAACTGTATACTTACCTTTAAACCTTTCTTTTATTTCTTCAAGTCCAGGTATTTCACCTACCTTAGCTTTTTCAGTAGGAGTTACAGGTGAACTAGTATTTTTGTGATCCTTATCGTGAAAGTGTAAAGGTCCAGTTTTGTAAAAAGGTGGTTTTGTAGAGTTTTTTAATTTTGCCATTTTTTAATATGTTTATTTATTTATTTATGAATTTTTATAAGCTTCAGCTTCCCAAGGTAAGTTTTTAGCCCCTTCTTTCATTTTAGCTCTTGAGTATTTTTTACCTTTCCAATACACATTGTTATCGTCGTAATCTAAATCACCACGTTTAATTTGATCTATATGTATCATTTCGTGATCAATAACTTTTTTAGATTGAGCTGGACTCAAGTACTTGTTTATAAGTATTGTGCCATTATTATTAGCCATACCTAAAACACCTTGCTCCATATCAACTTTATATATAGGAGTATTGTCGCACTCAAATGGTGGTTTAAGTTTAAACGCCATACTAGTACTTACAGCTTTTCTTTTTAGCAGGAGTGTCTGGTTTTGCTTTTTGAAAACCTGATTGACAATGCTTAGACATAAAAGATCCCTGCATTTTAGCTGGAGAGTTTCCATAACTCATCTTAGCTGGTGATTTTTCTACATACATAATTATTTTGTTTTTACCATTTAACTTTATCAGCCCACCAAGCAGCGGACATTTTACCCTTCTTTATATTCTTAGCGTGTCTAGCTTTAAAACTAGCACGTCTAGCTTTCTGCTTAGATGACTCACCGTCTTTTGGCTTACCTGCAGTTCTAACTCCTTGTTGTCCAAATCTAATTATTTTTTCCTTACCTCCTGAACAAGCTTTTACCACATGAGATTTAGTAGGGTGACTTGGGGTTTTTTTAGGCTTATTACAAGCCATTTTAGATTTATCTAACTTTGCCATTTTATTTTTTATTTAAGTTATACCATTTTTGAATAGTGTAACCAATACTTACAGCTAAAAGAGTTAATTTAAGTACCATATCTATGTTAGACATAGACACAGCTAAAGCACTAGCGTTTATCATGTACAGTTTTATATCTCCTAGCGATCCCATTTTATCCTTTAGCTCTTTGAGTGATTGGTCCTTTTAACGAATCACAACCGCAATCAGCTAATTTCAATTTCATACCTCTAGATCCACTGCTAGATCCTTTACCGTGTGGTCTACCTACTTGATTTAGCGGTCCGTCCCATATGGTGTTTTCACCAACAACGCCTCCTGCGTTTACATTGGCTTTTGTTACTTTTAATGCCATATTTTATTTTTTTTATTTTTTATATCCTTCTGTTCTAGCTTTTATTACATTTGCTCTAGTTATTTTACCATCACCTGTTTGATCTTTAAAATACATTGGTGCTTGAATGTCTCCAGCTTTATTTTGCAAAGATCTTTGTCTTTGACCAACATCTCCAAACATTTTATTTCCAGCGTTAGTAACAGCATCATTAAATAGTGGATCAGCTTTACCTTGCGTATTTGCTGGAGATGGAGTTTCATACGTCATTTGCACTGGTGTTATTTCAAATTTTTGTCCTCCAAAAGGATTTGAGCTACCAGCAGGTCCTCCAGTTCCAGATAAAGGATTACTTACACCCATGGTTGCTCCTTCGTTTACAGCTTCTTGAGCTGCTTGAGCTGCTTGGCTTACTTGTGGAGCAGCACCAACAATTCCTGTGCTTGGCGCAGCACCCATTCCTTGAACCGCTTGAGCCGCTTTAGCCGTTTCTAAAACTCCAGCAAGTCCTCCTCCACTAAAACTATCTTGTAGTTGCTGTTGGGTTAATCCATTAACTTGATTAACACCTGTTCTACTAGTAGCGCCTAGAGCCGCCATTCCAGCTGCCATAAACTTGTTTGGTGATTTTTTTTTATTATACATAGTTATCTTTGTTTATCGTTATTAACGTTATATATGGCTGTAGTTAAAACTTTATCCGTGTAACTATTACCTTTCATTATTTTATTTCTTCTAGAACTAGTTGGTATATCATCTTCACCTAGCATTATTCTATATATTCTATTTATAAGTTGCTTACATTGAAAAGAAACTTGATATATATTGTAAAGTTGTGTAGTTCTATTTCTAGGCCTCCATACTTTTATCCAGCCAGCTTTTAAAAGCTTATTCCAACGTCTATTATCCCAACTATATGAATAAGAACCTTTTTTAAAATCTTGTTTAGAGAAATGCTCCATACAGTCAAGATATATTAGAAGCTCTAAATCAGCATCATTAAGATTGTTGTTTTTACAGGCCCATTTACGTATTATACGATAATGTTTTAACAAGTTCATGTCTTTAACATCTCTTGCTTCTAGTCTTTTCATAAAACAACAACTATATCTTCTAGTTTGATAACGTGATAAAAATCCTTATCTATTTCTATTTTGTGACCGGCGTGTCTATCAAAGAAAATAATATCATTTTCACTTACACCAACTACATCACTTCCAATAGAAACTATACTAGCTTCTATATATCTAACATCTTCTCTATGAGACTCTGCAAGAAGTAAACCACCTTTTGTTTTAGTAGTACCTTCTTTTATTTTCTTTATAATTAAATTTCTACCTATTGCTTTCATCTCCAACTCTTAAGTTATTAATTACACAATCTGTAGATAATATAGTAGTTGCTACTGAAGCCGCATTTCTTAAAGCACTTTTAGTAACCAGTAATGGATCTATAATACCAGCTCGTACCATATTTACGTCTTTACCTGTAACCACGTTTAACCCTCTATTTTTCTTTTCAGGATAAACCAATTCTAAACCAGCATTAGAAAGAATAGTTTCGTAAGGAGCTTTTATAGCTTCTAGTAAAACCTCTTCACCTTTGTTTTTAGCTTTTACATATGTAGACGCGTTGAGCAGTGCAATACCTCCTCCTGGAATTATACCTTCTTTAATTGCGGCTTTTGTAGCGCAGATTGCGTCTTCGACTCTATCTGTTTTTTCTTTAAGTTCAATGTCTGAATTTGCTCCAACCTTAACAATTGCAACCTTAGCAGATAAACGTGCAAGTCTAGTTTCAAGTCGTATAACGCTTGCAGGAGATTTTTCAGTTTCAAGCTGTTCTTTAATTTTGATAATAAGCTCATCTACTTCTTTTGGTGTTTCGTTTATTTGTATTATAGTGTCTTGTTCTCCAGTCACGCTTCTAACGCACTCACCTAATTTATCAACTGATATTAAATCTAAATCATCTCCAAGATCTTCGTTTATTATAGTAGCTCCAGTAAGCATTGATAAATCAATTAAAGTGTCTTTTTTGTTAATACCAAAAGTAGGTGCATTAATAACGTTTACTTTTATATTACCTTTAACCTTATTCATTGCTAAAGCAGATAAAACTGGCTGGTCTATATCAGCAACTATTAATAGTGATTTATTATTTTTAATAACATACTCTAAAACTGATTGTATTTGTCTAATACTTTCAATTGGAGAATCTACTAACAGCACTAGTGGATTTTCAAGTACAGCTTCTTTAGTTGACTTGTTTGTTACGAAATTAGAATTTGTCAACCCTTTTTCGTACTGTACACCATCTACAATGTCTACATATGTTTCAGATTCACTAGTCGTTTCCATCATTACAACTCCAGTTTCTCCAACTGATCTAAAAGCATCTCCTATGACTTTACCTAAAACAGGATCATTGTTTGTTGATATAGTAGCTACAGAGTCTATCATATCCCCTGTAACTTGTATAGAGTTTTTTTCTAAGTATTTTACAACTTTTACAACAGCATTATTTATACCGTTTTTTAAATCTCTATTGTTGTAGTCTTTATCTAAATTGTAAGCATGTTTAAGTATGGAGTGAGCCAAAACAGTTGCCGTAGTTGTTCCATCTCCAGCTTCTTTAACAGTTTTTCTAGCGGCTTCTTTTAATAACGTAGCACCCATGTTTTCCACAGGATCTAATAATACTATTGAATCAGCCACTGTTACACCGTCTTTTGTTATGACCGGCTTACCACTACCATCTTCTAGTATCACGCATTTACCACTAGCGCCTAGCGTAGAGCTTACTGCTTTTGTTAGTTTTTTTATTCCTTTAAACACCGTATTTTTGGCGTCTTCCCCGAAATTTAGGTTTTTGACTATTTTGTCTGACATAATTTAATTAAATTTGATTTGATTTGATATATCTATATCATCACTTGAAATAATGTTTTTTTACTATTTCATCTCAAGCGTTGCACTGCTAAGCGTTATTAAGTTGTTTTTTATTTTTTTACACCCATGGTGTCCCACTTTTAACCGGAGGGTTCAAAATAGCTTCCTTGTTAGCTAAAGCTGCCGCGTCTATATTTGTTTCTGTTTGTAAAACAACCCCAGCTCCCAAATCATCTTTAACCCAGCTCAATACTACTTCTTCAGTAAGATCTTCATAGGGAATATAGCCAGTCCCCGGTACACCCTCGTATTCACTAATAAACACTTTACGAGCATAACCAGGACCGTCTTTTTTCTCGCACACCGTAGTAACTTCCACTACATACCCATCTGATACTTGGTGATTCATTTCTAATACTTTCCAATTTGCCATTTGTTTTATTTTATGTCATTCTTATTTTAACTGTACTTCCAGTTCTATATAATTGTCCTACTTCAACTCCACCTGCCGCTGCTGCCGTGTCATCCATATAAGAAGAGCTATAGAGCAAAGCCCACGCCATAATCTGCATAGAGTCACCCGCACTTGTATCGCCCGTGGATGTTTGTTTACCTCTGAACTCCCAAGCTGTTCGTCTTGTTTCATTGTTTGAACCAACTGCAAAAGCCACGGTTGACCTACCGTTTGAGTTATTCCCCCTAAGAACAGTAGGGTCAGAAAATTGCCCTAGAATAATATTATTGTGCGTACCGGCTTTGTTTTCTCTACCGATTAAATAAGTTCTTTCTTTGTATAAAACATCGTTATTATCTCCTATTGCAAATGATTTAGAATTAATATTATCATTTCCAAACCCAAATGCATATGCTTTTTCAACATAGGGATTGATCAAATAATGGGCAATCATGGTATTGTTAGTACCAACGGCCACAGATGCAGAAGCTTCCACTGTATTAGACTTTCCAAAAGCGTATGACTCATTACCAGTAATTCCATTTTGTTGACCAACTGAATATGTTCTATCAGCAGTAGAACTATTACCAGCACCAATAATATAAGCTCCTTGATTGTCGCTTTTTACAATATTAGACGTACCTAAACAAACTATACGATCACCTTTTACATCGTTTAAGTGCCCAAATACCATCATAGACCCAAAACCATCACCTGTTTCCGTAACTATATTTCTATCACCTAAAACAATAGTGTCAATAGAATCTACGGTGTTATCTCTACCAATTACAAATTGTCTTGGAACGCCTGAAGAAGTAACATTATCAACACCAGCCACAAAGCTAGTTCCGCTATTTGTTTGGTTCCCTTGCCCAACGGTTAATGAATAACTACTGTTAGCTCGATTATCTATACCTATAACAGCTGAGTCCGAAACATCTGTCGATGTTACCCAATTTTCAACCCCTACAGCCAAGAGTTTTGTTGTACCCTTTGTAAAGATATTGCCGTTACCCACAGATAAAGTATAGTTAGCTCCCAATTCAGGATCATTAACTCTTTTCGGTATCCCTATAGTAATATTGTTACCATTATGTTGTTTAATAGCAGAGTCACCTAACACCCCGTTTGCCCCCTCTGACCATAGTGGTAAATTATTAGTTGTGCCGGTACCTGTTACTTTACCAGCATCACCAGCATCTACATAAGCTTTAGTAGCCGCATCTTGATCAGTTGTTGGGTCGGCAAGACTGTTAATTTTCTTACTATTCATGTTAAGCTCAGAAGAAAAAGAGTTTTCGTTTCCTGTTGAGGTTTGAATAATTTCACCACTTACATCTATGTTACCTGAAACAGTAACATCAGCTCCAAAAGTTGCGTTACCTGTAGATGCAATATTACCATTAAAAGCAGCATCTCCTGTGATAGTTAAATTTGTGCCCACCGTAGTTACAGTAGGTGAGCTGAATGAATCTACAAATATAGGCGAATCACCTATAGTATTAACCCCTGTAAATACTGGTAAACTATTGGTT